GAAGAAGGTAATAAAGAAGGAAATAAAAAAGAAAAGGAGGACTGAAAATATGAGTCAAGCAAGAGAAGGAGTAACTTTTAACGATATCTTTATGTTTATGATTGCCGTACCTTTAGTTTTACTATGGGTTGGTTTTGCTGGATTCGTTATACACAGCGGATTGCAAGACGAGTCTGTTCTAGACCAAATCGAAGGATATACAACTTTGATAGCTATATTAGGTGGGCCAGCCCTTCTAATTATCAAAGATGCTTTAGATGTATGGAAACAAGAACAAGCAGAAAAAACAGCTTTTTATAAAGTAAAAGCACAAGCAGTTATTGATTATAATGATGCAAGCCAAAAACAGGCCCAGCAAATTGAATCTAATCAACAAGCATATGAACACAAAGTTACTAAAACAGTAGCAAAGAAAAAATAAGGAGATAATAAATGGCAAATTACGCAGTAAATGACTTTACAGAAAGAGCAGATAATTTGGCAGCATGTCTTACACTATTGGAAACTAAATTAGAAACAATAGTTAACACCAAGACAATACGCCATCTTAGCATTCACAAAGTCGGAACAAAATATGAATACGCATTAGTAGTAGACGCTTAGACATAAGCTTTATATACTCTAACGTTCTAATATAATTGTGGCTCCTAACAGACCACAGACCCACAGGATTATTTACGCAAATTGCGTCTCTTGGGGCCACACAACGAAAGCTTTATATAGTGCTATTGCATTATATGTAAGCAGGTGAAAGAACCTATGGCAAACGAAACCAATAACAACACAGCAGATACAAACGAAACCAGTGAGGGTAACCTAACTGCTATCTTGGATACTGTTGAAGAATCAGGTCTATTAGATACTATCATGGACGAACCATTATTGATGGCACTTTGTGCTGTTGTATTAGGTATGGGTGGTTATATCGCTTATACCGTACCAGCTGTCAAAGAGTTAGTCTTTAAATACTTGAAGAATAATGAAGCTGAATTAATGGAAATGCTAGATAAAAATCTAACAAAGGCACAAATGAAAGCTTTTGAAAAAATGGATGAGACTGCACAGAAGCACGTCAAAGACTCTTTAGTCAAGAATGTATTAATTACAGCTTGGGATGAGAAGGATGATGAGCTTACTGCTTTAGTCAAATCTAAAGTTAAGGCCGCACTCGACGAAGCCAAGTAATGGATGTCGAAGGGTATGAAAGGCGTTTACGCATAAGAGTCGGAGAAGGGGAATATGAAAGACATAAAGAACTTGTCCGGCTTCTTGCCCGCAATCTCGCGCTTGAAGATTTGCTTTGGGAAGAAATTCTTGTATGCATTCGGGATGTTAACGCGAGAACAGAGTTATTGCGACAAAGAAACCAGATTGTACGGGATATTCATACTGAGTTCCGTGCTCTTAATATAGAAGTCCCAACTGTTGTAGAGAAGAACAGTGAGGGTTTCAGTAAAATTCTAGAGGAATTAATAGATGACAGCAGTGAAGAAAGAAAACCAGATGAAGTCCGCGATTAGCGGTATAGCTGCTCACGACTCTAGAAAACTTGAAAAAATTTTTAACATATGTAGAGAAGATGAAAAGAAGATGACTCTATTGATTAGAGCATTTTGCGAAGCATATTTAATAGATAATAAACAAAGACCACTTAAATTAAGACCACTACAAGAAGCAATAGTGGTAAAAACGTTAACATATCCTGATGGAGATGCAAATAAACATCGTAAATTAGCAATATTGGCTCCACGAGGCAGTGGCAAGTCTTTTGCTCTTTCGGTAGCTGTATGTATCTACATGTTCTTTAATAGATTTAGAGACTTAATATTTATTTTGGCTCCAACTGAGGACCAAGCTTCACTTATATTTAATTATTGTTATAGGCATTTTGCAGATAATGCTTTTTTAGATGGCTTAGTTAAGAATTACAGGTTTCATAACAAACCTAATATCACAATGAAGGGAGGAACAGTGCTACGTAGAGCCCCATTAGCTCCATCTAATCAGGGACAAGCTATACGTGGACAACATCCTACATTTTGTATTGTAGACGAAAGTCCACTCATTGATGATAAATTATTCATAGATAACGTAGAACCAGCAATTGTTTCTAATAAAGCTCCATTTATTAATCTTGGTACCCCAAAATCTAAAGATAATCACATGTGGCGCTATCTTTATGATGATAGATATGCTGATACCTTCGAAAGAATGGTATTTACATGGAGAGATGCTGTAAATCCCGGTAGAGCTTACTCTGCACCATATACAGATGATGATATGGCTGAAAAAATGCGAGAATGGGGTGAAGACTCAATTTATTGGAAAACAGAGTATGAATGTCAATTTGTAGAGTCTGTGGCTAATATCTTCAATCCAGAACTAGTTAAAGCATGTCTTGTAGAAGGAATGTCCATGCAACTGCCCGGAAACTATCCAAATTGTGTTGTTGGAGTAGATATTGGTAAATCTGTCAATAGTACAGTAATAAGCGTATGGTCTACTACAAAAACAGATACTGAAAATGTAGCAACACTCATTTATTTAGAAGAAATAGGTCCAAAAACAGGTGGACATGATATTCCATACCAAAGAAAAAGGATTATGGATATATCTAAAGATTATGGTGCTGATAAACTGATAATCGACGCAACAGGTATGGGAGGTGCTATAGAACAAGATTTAAGAGTAGCATGTGTAGAATCACAGATACAATTTATACCATTTGTGTTTACTGGTGGTCCAAAAGGTACAAAAACACAAGTTTATCGTGATTATGTGTCATACATACAACAAAATTTGGTAAAAGTACCTCATCCTGACGGATTAGAACCAAATCAAGCAAAATTAGTTAATAAATGGCTTAGAGAACACATAGATTTAGAATATACTATGGATGCTGCTAACAAAACTGAGAAGATTGCAGCACCTAGTGGCAAACATGATGATTATTGTGATAGTAGTGTTATGGCATTACACGCTTGTTTACAAATGTTACCAGCTTCTGCTACGTTTGCAAGTGTTTCTTTAAAACAAACAGGTACAAGTAGGAGGCCTAGTAAAAGAAATCCTGTTTTTACTACATCTAGACGTACACAATCTATAAATAAGGGTGGTTTGAGAGGTATATAAGTAGATTTCGGCGAAAGCTTTATATACTATATCCGACTATATACTTCTGATAGCCATGGCTCTTAGCGATTATTGGCCTTTTAATAGGCGTAGTTTTGCAACTGTTGGGGAAAATCCTCCCTTCAACAAGGACTCACCTAGAAGTTACGGTTCTGGAATTATAAAAAGATTGAAATTACAGAATGATGGTGGCCTATTTAATCGAAATTCAACCAATAAAGAGCCTCAAATAGGTGATTATAAGACTTATATGAATGTTTATTTAACAGACCCAATAGTCAGAACACTTATTGACCTACCTTGTATGTATGCAGCTAAAGATGGTTTTGATATAGTTACAGACAACGACACAGATAGGGAGAATATACAAGCTTTATTTGATGAAATAAATATGGAGCAATTGTTATATACATGGTTAAGAAATGGAAGAATATTTGGGACTTCTTATATGGAGTGGACTGGTGATAATCTTGTTATTAGGTCATCACAGAACATGTTCATGCAAAGAGACCCAAGTGGACAAGTAATGTATTATTATCAAGATATAGGAGACGATAAAGACTCCGTCCGTTTTGAAGAGAATGAATTGATATGTTATCGTAATAATCCTTTTGATGATTACGCGTATGGTCTAAGTGATATACATCCTATACTATACTTAGTAGATTTAAAAGATTATGCAGAAAGGGATATAGGTGCTGCTTTAAACAAATATGCTACAAGTAGATTTGATATTAGTGCAGGTTTACCAGATATGCCTTATGGACCAGATAAAATCAATGAAATTGTTGATGCCTTTAATGGATTAGAACCCGGAGAAGATATTATCCACGGTAACGATATAGTTGTCAAAGAGTTACAAGGAACACAAAGAGCATTTGAGTATGGTAAGTATACAGACGATATACTTAAGAAAATACACGTAGCACTTAAGGTTCCTATTACTATGTTTGATAAACCAGAACAAGCAAGAGCAATATTCGAACCTTATGTTAGACATTTACAATCAGCGGTAGAAGCAGCTATAAACGCTCAATTAATGCCACAGGTTTTAGGTGGAGATGCTCGATTTAAGTTCAGACAGGTTAATGTAGATGATGCATTCATCAAAGCAAAAACTGATATGATATACTTGTCCGAAGGTGTTTTATCACCCGGAGAAGTTAGGTCAGAGAGAGGATTGAATCCAGAAGGAGCAGTAGAAATGCAAGAAACAGCAGAGAACGCTAATATATCTGGAGGAAGAGACCAAGATAAACAAGAAGAGTCCGCAAGGACAGAAAACCGCGCTGGTAATCAACCAGCTGCTAATCCAACGGGGGATAGAGAAGAATGAGCACAGAATACGACTACGAGCGTTGTATAATAGAAGTAGGTCCAACTCTTAAGAAAAGAGGAGTTGAGGACTATCAAGAGATTGCGGCTAACATGTGCCGCATGAGGGTAGATGAAGCAACTGACAGACAGTTTGCTGTTTCTGCCGGGGGTGGAGAGGAAAACCAACGCACTTTTGCGATGGATTTGGAAGAACCTGTCCATACGGATGACCACATAGAGTTTCCAGTAATCGCTATAACGTCAGGCCCCCACGACGAAGATGGCGACCAAAAGGTCTTTATCGAACCATCCGTATTAGAAAAAAGTGTTGAGACTTTCACTGAATTACCAGTTTACTATAATCATCAACGAACCGAGGACGACCTTCTCGGAAAGGCTATCAACCCAAAAATCGTAGAGCTTGAAGATGGTAAAAAGGCAATTAAGATGCTTGCGCAATTATATAAAGGCGCTGCTGAAAGTAATGGAGTGTTAGAAAAGATTGAAAACGGAGATATGACGCATGTCTCTATCGATTGGTTTTCTAAAGATGTAGATGTCCTAGGAGAACCGTTTGCAATGGACATTCGTCCTATCGAGGTGAGTTTTATTGATAATGAGACTCGCACACCCGTCTGTGACGCATGTACGATTGAAAAAGAATGTAATGACCACCGTGAATTCGGTGAAGAACATGAGGATTGTGGTGGCTCTTGTAGCAGCGACAATGATTCATGTGCCTGTGACACACACGGGCGAAACAGCGAGGTACAAAACATGGCTGAAGAACAAACAAAAGATGTCTCTGATGCAGTTGGAATCACCGAGCGTGAATTCGCTTCGATGAAATCTCAACTTGAAGAGATGAAAGAAACTTATGCTGAGTTAAACACCAAGCACGAAGAGGCAATGGCTCTCGTATCAAAATTCCAAGAAGAAAAAGAAGCAAGAGAAGCAGCAGAAGCTGAAGCTCGTGTTAACAATTTCGTAACTGGCATCCTAGAAAAGGAAGTCGCACTTGGAAAACTCGATGACGATGGGAAGGATGCACGTGCAGAGGAACTCAAAGCATGGGACGACATAAAGCTAGAAGGATTTAGCATCGCTATGGATTCTATGCCCACTCCAGTAGAGGCCGAAAGGACCTTTGGAAAAGGCAAGTCTCCAGATGCTGAAGAGACCCCAGAAGTAGAAGCTGACGAAACTCCACGCATGTTTGCGATGGAAAACGGCAGAATTGTATTCAAGAGGGAAGAAAACTAAGGTGAATAAATATGGCAATAGTAAAAACAGTATTAGTAAATGATGGTGGAGCTCCGTCTCGAATCGTCAATTTTACAGCTGGAGAAGCTCTAGAAGCTGGTGAAGCATTGAAAGTTCACACCGATGGTACAGCAAAGTTGGCAACGTCCAACCAAGCGCCTGTATTAGGTTTTGCATTAACCGATACCGCAAACGGAGATGTCGCATCTGTCGTTATTGGTAGAGGAATTATAATCAACGCTATAACAGATGCAGTTACCGCTGGTGACCTACTTTCAGTAGATTCCGCTAAACCCGGTTTCCTAGAAACTAAAACAGCTTACGCAGATGGCACAGAAGAAGATGTGGTTATAGCAATCGCATTGGAAACTAACGCAGCAACAGACACTATGACAAAGGTCATGGTGCTCTAAGGAGATAAGATAATATGGTAGCAGCAGGAACAAATCCCGGTATAGCAGACAGCTCATTGAGCTCAACCGCTAACAGGGTATTAGTAGACTACAAAGACGCAATTCAGGATTACAAAGTCACTGAAATGCCTGTAGTTAATATGTTTGCAGAGCGATTTACCACAGACACTGGTGGAGATGTAGATATTACATTTGCAAAACCATCCATGGGTCTTGAACAAATTGAAGAAGGAGCTACTCCAGCTTTCCAACACACTGACTTGAGAAACGAACGTGTATCAGTCAAAGAGTACGGAATTGCAGTTGGTGTAACCCGAAGAATGATTGAAGATTCAAGATTCTCTGAAATGGAACTCGCTTTGAACGAAGCCCGAAGAGCTGTCCAAAGACACATTACAAAACACTTCATTTATGCAGTGTTTGGTCTAGCAGACACAACATTCGGAACAACCGCAATCGCAGCAGGAACAAATGAAACGGACATTGAAACATTCGCAACTTACCCATACGGTGGTTTCTATGGAGCAAGTCCTTCATCTGGTAACAGATTAAACGAATATGGTGGATACTCACTCAGTGACTTAAACTCACTTGGTACCCACTACTTCGCATCTACTGATGCAAGCAGTTCAGAATCATCTACCGGTGGTAACTTAGAGTTAACCGATATAACCAAAGCTATTGAGTTAATGAGTGCAAAAGGTCAAAACCCAGATACTATCTTGGTTTCACCAACTCACTACAAGACTCTATTAGAATTGGCTGACTTCACAGCACCTTTCTCAACAGGAACAACCAGTACTAACACTATTGATACTCCTACGACAAAAGGTGGAATTGATTACGTAAACGATGTATCTAACGACGGTGTCGTTGGACAATTGTACGGACTTAACGTTGTTGTTAACTCCTACGTACCAAAGACCAGAGCTGGTATCTTTGACATGGGCGTCAAACCTGTCGCTTACGTCGAGAGAAGAGGTCTAACTGTAGAAGAAGCAAACCCCGGATTCGGAATTATGGGTTCATACATGTCTATGAGATATGGATTGAAAGTCATAAGGCCAGAAGCTGGTTGTATTGTAATTTCTGATTAGATAAGCAAACTTAGGATAATGGTATGGGCGACACCATAGTAAAAGTCGCCCACTTTGAGGATAAGCCATGAAAGTATTCAAACCAACAAAAATTAACAAAAAAGCCACACGAGAAGGTTATGGACTAGGTAAAGTTACGACTGCCAAAGCTCGCATGTTAACGTTAGATGATAGGCTACCCTCTAAACAATATATTAAAGCAAGAATTGAAGCAAACGTAAGTGATGAAACCTTTGGCGCAGCATGGGATGGTAACACAACTATGGCACCTTCAATGAATGCAGTTTACGATTATATAGGTTCTCTTTCTTCTACATCTGATGTATGGGGAGTAGAGAGTTCCGCTTCTACAGCAGATACTAGGTCACGTAAATCAGGTAACGTTGGTATTGGTGATGCAAGTAATCTAGCTTTTGCTGAAATTACACACAAACTCACAGTCGATGGTGACTTAAGAGTAGGAGCTATAGATGGCTCTAATAAAGACATATATCTAGATGATGGGGCTATACTGTACAAATATGACGCTGGTGGTAGTACAGCTATGCTTACGCTAAATAGCTCTACAGGGCATTTGGTGGGTCAAAACTTAGCTATTGGCTCAACAGCGCCTAGTTTGCCTTTAGAGATTAATATAGCTGAGAGTAATGCATTAACAACAGCTGATGGTACAGGTTTATTCCAGATTGGTAACGACAGTGGAGCCAATATAGGTATGAACTCTACTAAGATACAAGCTAGAAGTGGTGGCTCTGCTTCTAAACTTAACTTAAACGTAGGAGGTGGTGACATTGATATGGGTAGTAGCTCAAGTACAATCACTTCCAAAGGTAACTTTGCAGTAGAGGGTAACTTAACTGTTACTGGTACTGCAACTTCGATTTCTACAGAGACTGTTACAGTCTTTGATAATTTTATAGAATTAAATTCTAATTACTCAGGTACATCACCAACCGAAAGTGCAGGTATAGAAGTAAACCGTGGTGGTAGTACAGCTATAAACCCTATACTAAGATGGAACGAAACTGATGATAAATGGCAATTGTCTGAAGCAGTAACAGGCAGCGCCAGTTATAAAGATATAATACACACAGGACAAACGGGCTCTGTAACCAACGCCATGCTTAATGGTAGTATAGCTAATAATAAACTAGCTAACGATAGTGTGACTGTTGGAACTACAGCGATAGACTTAGGAGCATCATCTACTACACTTGCTGGACTAACAGCAGTATCCGTTGCTGGTACAACTGGTGGTAGTGGAACTACAGCATTAACTATTTCAGGTGGTAACTCTGCGGCCACTAACCCCGCAGTTAATATTACTGGACATTTGGTAGCATCTACAAAGTCTTTTAATATTCCACATCCTATACATGATGATAAAAGATTAGTATATGGATGTTTAGAAGGACCAGAACATGGAGTATACTTCAGAGGTACAGCTGAATTTGATTTAGTACCAGAACGTATGCCTGTAGAATTACCAGAATATTGGTTTAAATTAGTAGGAGATGATTATACTATAAGTATAACACCGCACGGACCATATCACGTTTGGGTTGATGAAAAATTTGAAGATGGATTTTTTGTTGAGTCTTCTTCTGAAACACACGTCAAATTTGATTGGATGGTAATAGGTGGTAGAAAAGATGCGACAATACCGGAGGTAGAGCCACAGGCTCCATAAATATATGCCAAGCGAACGTATTATAATAAAAGGTGATAAGGGAAGTGTATTCTTCGAGAAGGATGCTGGTGATGACGGTGCTTACGAAGTGTCTAAAGAATTAAAATTAAAAGATGATAATTCTGGTTTAACGTTTGATGGTTCAGATTTAGTTGATACAGGACAGAAGGGACAAAAGGGTTTATCTGGTTCTGCTGGTGATAAAGGTGTTAAAGGACAGAAAGGTCTCAAAGGTTTAAAAGGTGCAACTGGTGCAACAGGTGATAAAGGACAAAAAGGACAAACCGGTGATACAGGTACAGCAGGTGCAAAAGGACAAAAGGGTCTTAAAGGTATTAAAGGACAGAAGGGTCTCAAAGGTTTAAAAGGTGCAACTGGTGCAACTGGTGCTAAAGGACAAAA